TATATATATAAATAATTAAAATAAAAATGAATGTTTAATATATATCTTACCTTATTTCAAATTAATAAAGTAAAATGATTTATTGTTTATGCGCAAGTATACTATTTATAGTTATAATTATGATAGGTACGTTATCAGAATTCGGAAAATATATTGATGAAAATTTTGATAAAGATATAAATGAAATATTTACTACACAACATCTGCGCGGTATGTATGTTGAAGGCATTACGGACGAAATATTTACAAATATTTATAATGGTGTTATTGGAAGTGCGGTTGGCGGAAAAACTAGTGCTGATTTTACAATTATGTGTATTCGTAACCAACATATGATTTGCGACAATTATGATGGTTACCAACAATGGTGGATACGCCAAATTAAAAGAACTGGGGGTGAACTTATTCCAAAAAATAATATTCAATCAGAAGAAATTAAAAGACGTGTTATACAAAAAATACAAACTGCGTTTCCTGACAGTAATATTACAAAGGGTTATGAAAACTGCTGCGACACATACAATATAACTTGGTAAAATTATAATAGCATTTTGCTATACTTTTTTAGACGCAGTTTTTTCGAAGTTATAGAAAAGTGGATTACCATTTATTCGCCTTTTTGACGCTGATTTTCTGCCCTGCGCCGCGTTTTTTTGCTGAATTTGGGTCATATTGTTCCTCTTCGTCGTCATCTTTGAGTCCCTTCGATAATTCCCAGAACTCTTTTGAACCCAATCTGAAGTCACCGTGACTGTCTGCTTTATACCAGAATACCTGATCGTGTAATTTGTTCGATTTGGAATTATTATTTATCACTAGGCACTCATAATTTTCGGTACATTGATCCATCACTTGACAAAAAGACTCAAATGTTGGAAACATACCCGCATAATTCTCATATATTCTTTTTCTATTTGCTATGTAATTTTCTCGAAGAATAAAAACATAATCTATGTTGGTTCTCAGTGTAGGTGGAATACCGAGAGGATATTGCATTGTTATCACCAACATTACTTTCCAATGTCTCAATTATACCATTTTCATTTAGACATTTCCTTCTAAAATCATTAAATCTATGCTTTTTAAATGGGCATAACATTCTCTCGAATGGGTTTAGACTATATCTTAAGGTATCATCGAAGTTGGTTAGACTTCTCAACCCCACGGGCATTTAGTCGTTGAACTATCACCATATCCTTACCAATATCGGACTTAGGCGACGAGCTGCGGGTTATCTCTATTTTATACCTTTTTACTATACCTTATGTGATTAGCATAAGCCATTATTATATTTCTACAATAATTTAGTAGTATAAACCTTACAAGACGTCTCCGCAATTTGGACGTGTTGCTTAATGCTAATAAGCACTAAACTAGCCATTCTTTTAAAATGACTCCGGCAAACCTTCACCGTTCATGAACAGGAGCCTCATTAATTTATCGCGTGACCAAGTGTTATCATATAAGCAGTCATCTAAAATGACAAATGCGCGAGGATCGATAGTGCTGCGTTTATATGTTTCCATCTCCTTTTTAATCTGTTTCAACACAGTACGCTGTCGTTTCAAAATGTTTTCAATAATGGCGCTATTGTATTCATTGTGGACGAACAATTTGGGCACCATTTTTCCGTAAAACCCGTTGCCTTCTTCTGTTCCCGAAATGACTGTACCAATGGGGATTTCTTGTTGATAAAAAAGAAGATCTCTTACCAAGAAAGATTTACCAGTGTCACGCTTTCCGATTAACACAACAACGGGTCCCTTATTTTCATTCGGTTTGAAACTAATGCTTTTCATATCGAATTTTTTTAATTCAAGCGTCATATATTATACTGTATAAATTTTTAAATACAATTAAAAACGCAATTTGTTTCTCTCTTAATGTGTAATTATAAACTACATTAAGAGAGAAACCAAATTAATACAATATGTAAAACACTTTATCTAAATAATGAGTTAAAAACTCATATAATTTATATATTAATTACCTAATAATGATAAATATCAATTATCAAAAAAGGAAGAATGTTGAACTTTTTAAAAGTTTAGAAAAACCTACTTCATTGTTTCTCTCTAAAACACAAAATTATATTCCTATTTATAATCGTTTTTTCAGTTTGAATGATACCAACTACAATAATATAAATTTGAACCATAAATGGTATTTATCATCAATAAACGAATATGAAACTTATGAAAATATTGATAATACAGATAATACAGATTATAATAAATTATATAGTTGCCGTATTAAAAATGTAAATAATTCAAAAACAAAAGACAAGGATTTATTTTTTAAAATGGCGCCTTTGTTAGATCCTTTTAAATATCTAATAGGAAAATACAACAATGATGACAAAATTTTGAATCTGCCCAGTATCAATTCTGACGAAACAAATTGTAATAGCAAACTATTGGATATGAATAATTCGGCATATGTTGATGGACTATTTTTATTTCTCTCTAGTAACCTGATTTATGAAAATAATTTTCAACATGGCGTAGATTATTATGGTTCGTTTTTAGCAATAAAGAACAAATTTGTTTTGAATATTTGTGACGACATTGATTATTTGAATAATTCGGATTTTTTTAATAAAAACAAGAATGTTTTGTTTAAAGTGGATGATTATGAACATTTATTTCAGTTTCAAAACGAAGACACAAAATTGAAACCACTTAAAATAGAGCATAATTCATCTGTAAAGTCAAATATATCTATTAAATCTTTCGATAATGAAGTTTTTGAAGATATGTTTAATGATGATAACAAATTTGTGAATTTGGAGGACTTAAAAGGTGGTGATTACTCTGAACTAATTGATATTACAAATTCAAATATGACAAATGATAATGACAATAAAGTTTCGTTAAAATCAAATTCAACTTGTTCATCTAGAACATCTTACACAATTGATAGTGAAATGGAGAAAAATGAAAATCACGCAAATCCGCTTTTGGAACAAAATGAGGAACAAAATGAGGAACAAAATGAGGAACAAAATGAGGAACAAAATGAGGAACAAGAGGATGACACACAATGGGAAGACGAAGATTCAGATGATAGTTTTGAAGAAGAGAGAATAAACGCAATTATACCAGAATTTCCTGTTCAAGTTATTTGTATGGAATATTGCGAAAATACATTTGATGATTTAATATTATCGAATGATTTAAAAGAAGAAGAATGGATGTCTGCATTTATGCAAATTATAATGATTTTAATCACTTACCAAAAAGCATTTGCTTTCACTCATAATGATTTGCATTCGAATAATGTAATGTATAACTACACCGATAAAAAATTTATTTACTATTGCTATAAAAAACAATACTATAAGGTGCCAACATTTGGCAGAATCTATAAAATTATCGATTTCGGTAGAAGTATTTATAAATACAATGGGAAACTATTTTGTAGCGACAGTTTCCAAACCGGTAACGATGCGGCAACACAATACAACACAGAACCATATTTCAACGAAAAGAAACCGCGATTAGAACCCAATTACAGTTTCGACATATGTCGCTTGGCTTGCTCTATTTTTGACTATGTTATAGAAGATATGTCAGAAGTTCAAGACCTATCGAAATGTAACTCGGTTCAGCGTTTAGTGGTAGAATGGTGTCTCGATGATAAAGGTATTAATGTATTATATAAAAACAATGGACAAGACCGATATCCTGATTTTAAATTGTATAAAATGATAGCGCGTTGTGTTAACAATCACACACCTCAAGCGCAATTAGAAAGACCTGAATTCAAGGCGTACACTGATTTTAAAGGAACTGTTTCAAATGATGTTATAGATATTGACAAAATTCCTGTTCTAGTTTAGAAGTTTTTATTTTGAAATAATGTTTATTTTTCATTAATATTATAATTTATACTATTAATGAATGATTATGGGTTTATTATTACAAGACACGTTAATTCGGAATTAACAAATAAATATTGGAACAATTGTATTCAATGTATTCGGCGTATTTATCCATATAGAAAAATTGTAGTTATTGATGATAACAGCGTTAAAGAATTTGTAGTATCTTTTTATAATTATGAAAATATTGAAGTAATTGAATCCGAATTTCCTGGACGCGGCGAAATACTTCCTTATTATTACTATATCAAACGCAAGTTTTTTGACAATGCGGTTATAATTCATGACAGTGTTTTTTTCCATAGGCGCGTCAATTTTGAAAAATTAATTGGCGTAAATGTGTTACCATTTTGGCATTTCTATTCTGATAATGAATGTGTAAGCAATTCGGCAGAAATTGCGAGCGCTCTAAAAAATTCGGGTGAAATTATAAACAAATTAACATTGCATAATAAAATTCTTGGATTGGATAATTTTAATTGGTTTGGTTGTTTTGGGTCACAATCATTTATAAATCATGATTTTTTATTGTATTTAGAGAGAAAATATAATATAACAAAATTGACAAAGGTTATTATTTGTAGAAAAGACCGTTGTTGTCTTGAACGAGTAATGGGTGTTATCTTTTACAGCGAATACCCTTTTATAACCAAAAAAAAGTCGCTGCTAGGAAACATATTTAAATATCAAAATTTTAGTAATTATACATACAAAAATTATGAAGAAGATGTTAAAAACAATAAATTACCGCAACCGATTATCAAGGTTTGGACAGGTCGTTAGAACTCCGGATTACCTGTGAAAACTTGTGGCGCCACAATTGCTCCACCATCTTGAATAATCGGTTTCAACTGACTTAAAATAAAATAACCAATAATAACACTAACATATACTAAAAGTGCGTCGCGGATCAACATTTTCAATGGTTTCGACTCCTTATCAATAAACCTCATTTCAATAAATTTTGCTATAACAAAAATAATCGACACTATTGCCGCAATAATAAATATGTTATCCATTTAAAATACTTATTGTATATATTATTCGTCTTTTTACGCAATTTTATAATTATTCTAAAACTTCTATTTCATCAAGCAATAAATCTGGCAATAATTCCATTTTTGGTTCCTCAATGGATAATAATCCTAAAGAATCTAAACTAACTGATTCGTTTGATATATTTAGTCTAATATTATCATCATCAGAATCATCATTTGCTTCCTCCATTCTTCGTTGTTCTGCTCTCATATTGCTAATATAATCTAAATTCTCATCAGTTTTTGGCACTACTACATTTTGAAATTGACCATTGCTTGTAGCAACATAGTCAACGTCATTAAACCCTACTTTGGTACTAGTTACACTGCTATTTGGTTGTGATTCTTGAACAATTTGTGATTTAGCAACGCCGCCGTTTTGTTGTATCTGATCTTGAGATTTGGGTTGCTCAACAATTTGTTCTTTAATTTCTTCAACTACATTTTCTTCAACCGTTTCATCCATATACGCTTTCAAAATTGCTTCAACTGGAATACTCTCTCTTAATGTGTTTAAAATACATTCTTGGACAATAATTTCCAACTCTCTATGATTCTTTTGAATATTTAAAGGAGGTATATTTATTTCAAATAAATACACATTTTTATATACTTTGCGCGCAACATTGATATACGTCTTGTGAACAAAATCATCTAACTTGGGAACCTTTATGTCGACCTTCTTTTGTTTTTGTCCTACACGCATAGCAGTCAATATTTTCAATTGAATAATATGAACACAAGTGACTAAATCTTCTAAATAAGAACATCCTGATTTGTCGCAAATTCTTTTTCGCTCTGTTTCAATAATTGTTTGATTCCATTTGGGGATTCTTGAAATGAAATTTTGAAATGTCATTAGATACTTATCCATTTCACCATTGTCCCTACACAACTTAATAGCTTCGTCCAAAATAGATTTGTATCCATCGATAATTAGTGGTGTCATAATTGTAATAAGACGGGCACCCCATTCATTTTTCGACTCATGAAGCGAACTTACGTTAAAATCATCCATAATTACTAAATAGTTGTTTTATATTTTATTTTTTTAAACTAATTATAAAATAAAATAAATAATTAATATCTTCTTCTTTTAGATTTTCTTGTTTTTCTTGTTTTTCTTGTTTTTCTTGTTTTTCTTGTTTTTCTTGATTTTCTTCTCTTATTTGAAGTTTTTCCACCATGAAGTTTTGGCGGTGGGTTTTTTTCTTCATTTATTACTTCAGAATTTCTTATAAATAGTCTATTTGTGCTTAATTCATCCACGGTTCCAATAGATACGTTATTTGTGTCAGTAATATTATTATTAAAAGTCCCTCTTCTTCTAATTTCGCTTATAGACCCAATGTTTTCATAAACATTTCCACGCAAAAAATATATTGGAACATCCCATTTTACTTCAGTAATTATACCATCAACCATATATATAACATCATTTAATCCTCGATTTAAAATAATAGGTACATATTCAGTCATTATATAATATACCTTTATAAAATTTACTTTATAAAATTATAAAAATTTTACATAAAACTAATATTTTCTAAAGACAATTCTGAACTCAAAAAAACAAAATTCAAAATAAATAATATTAATAATTTTTCATTTCTGAATTCTTTTCGGACTCTGTTAAACGCTATTAGCATTTCGTAGCGTTTTTCCAGAGAGAGCGTCGTTTCTAGAAACTTATGGTTTTCCAATAATTGAATTATGTCTAAACCACTATATCCTTTTTCATATAATTTTGTGCAAAACGCCATCAAATTTTCTAGCGTTATTTTTTTATTTACTGTTTTAACCAACTCTTTTTTCAATGCTTCCAATCGCGCTGTTTTCACATCTTTCGTATTAAACACATTATTCAAGTTGTATTTATAAAGGTTCACAATAGCGCCATTTATAATCGGTTCAGGCACATAAATTTCGCAAAATCGCGACAATATTGGTTTCATTAAATTATATTTGTCTTCGGCAACAATAAAAAACCGCGTATTATGACTAAACAATTCAATACATCTACGTAACGCGGATTGCGCATCCATTGTCAATTTATCAGCGTTTAACAATACAATACTTTTAAAAGTATTACCACAATTAGAATTAATATGTGTCTTTGCAAAGAATTTCAGTTCGTCACGAATGAACTTGATCCCCTTGCCATGTGAACAATTGACATACATTACAAATGATTTAATCTTCTCTCTGTCATCATCATAAATTTTATGTATAAAATCATGGACAATTGTTCTTTTGCCACTACCTGTTGTCCCATGAAAAAGCAAATTTGGTATTTTATGACTTTCATAAAAAAATTCTAATTTATCCTTTATATTTTGATGAATATTTAACATTATATGCGCTTACTTAAAATATAGAAAGTGTTTTTATATTTTAATAGAACGTAATTAATATATTTTTTATAAACTATATGAAATTAATATAAAGATATATTTGAAATATTTTTATAGAATTATAATGAAGATACCTGAGCATATTTTTTGTCAATGTATGAAACCGTGGAAAATTTGCGCAAATAAAAAAAATAGTTATAAAATTGATGTTCGAGATCTGATTGATTTATATTCATTAAAACCAATTTTAAATGTTGGAAAAGGTAATATAATCCATACAAAATTCAATGTAAATTATGATTTTGTGAATAAAAAATGGATGACTGAAAAGTTTGAATGTAAGTTTCGTAACAAATAAACTATTGTTGATATTTAAGTAACATCTATAATATATAACATTTG